ACGGATAGTTGGCATCACCGAAACGGTTATAGCGCAATCAAGGCGATAGAGGGGTTTATTCACTCACGGGATAGAGGACAGATCGCACGATTAACGCATTACTTCGAGTGAAAGTAACGGCCAAAGATATTATTTGCGCTGCTTTAGTGGTTTTTACAGCTTCTTACGGCATTTGGATACGTTATGGATATAGAGTACCATCGAAAGAAGATAATCGCTTAGAACGCAAATATGATAGTCTTAACGTTGTTTTGACAAAAATAAAACACTCAAACGAGATACTTTTATTATCTTTGCGCGAGAAACAAGATACGATAAATGCGCTTAATTCAGAACTTGAAATCCTCAAAACGCGAAGGCAACGTGTGGATTCTTTACATATCATGGTTGATACTGATATCATTATTGACCAAGTCCGTTTATGGGCAGACCGATACGTCGCTAACGGGTACTCAATTCCGGGCGGTGTGGACTTGGTATCAAGACCTATTAATAGCAGATAGCATTATTCAGACGCAAGACAAGCTATTGCTTCACTACAAAGCACAAGCGATCGACTTCCGCAATTTAGCTGGGAACTACAATAAACAAATCGAATTGCAAGAGCTGCAGAAGGGTTATATGGTCCAGCGGTATGACTTTTGTCGGGAGGAGGTAGTAATCCTGGAGCGGAGGCTGAATACAACCAAGAGCGCGATAATTTACGGAGGCGTTGGTTTGGGGGTGCTACTTTTAGTTTCGATATTGATGTAGTACGGGTTAGATTCCGTATCTTTACGAAGTAGTTTGATAGTTGATTAGTATGGCTCGGGTTGATTCTCGGGCCTTTTTTTATGCATTGAGTAAAAAAAATATGCTTTTTGTGTTGTAGTTTGTGAATAAGTGTTATATTTGCCTACGTAATCATTAACTAATCAATCATGAACGCACTACTTTTTATCGCACTATTCATCGGCTGGGCAAAACTCCAGCAGTACGCAGACAACAAGTTTACTAATCAATCAAACCAGTAATTATGTTTATTCAACAGTCACCCAATGCAGACGAGGTACTAAAAGCACTCGTTGCAGCCAAGAGCCACATCGGCTCAATCACCAAAGGAAGTAAGAATCCTTTCTTCAAATCCAAGTACGCAGATTTATCTGCAATCCTCAACGAGGTAGAACCCGTTCTTCAGGAACACGGCTTGGCAGTATTCCAACCGGTACACGACAACCACATCGTTACTACCTTCGTACATTCATCAGGGCAGTACGTTTCCATTCTCGGAACGGAGTTAGTAGCTGCAAAAGAGAAAGATCCTCAAGCGATGGGTTCAGCCATTACCTACGCTCGCAGGTATTCCATCTCAAGTGCACTCAGCTTAAACTCAGAGAGCGACGACGATGGAGAAAGAGCAATGAAGCGTAACCAACCCGCACCGAGTAAAGAGGAACTCAAACCGGGTACAACCACTTGGCAGAAGGCGGTACTCGCACTCCGTGATAACACGGTAAACATCAACCAAATCGATCGCAAGTTCAAACTCACCGGTGCAGACCGTGAAGCATTACTAATCCAAGCAAATCAAGCAAAATGAAAGAGTTCAAAATTAGAGCATCAGCCGCAGGAAAGTTAATGACCAACCCCCGTAAAAAGGGGGAGGTCCTTTCAGAAACCACCAAGATTTATCTTCAGGAGTGGACTAAGGAGCAGATATACGGAGTGCGCCAAGTTATCACTTCCAAGTACCTTACCAAAGGAATCGAGGTAGAGCAGGATTCAATCAACTTTGCAGAAAAGGTGCTCGGCTGGGATTTAGCAGTAAAGAATGAGGATGGCTACGAGGATGACTTCTTTACCGGTACACCCGATGTTATCTTTCCACGCGATAAGGTGGTGGATATCAAAAGCAGCTGGGATTGCTTTACCTTCCCTTTGTTTGAGGATGAGATTCCAACTAAGGACTACTACTACCAGCTTCAGGTTTATATGCATTTGACTGGATTGAAGAAGGCCGAGTTGGTTTACGTATTGATGGAAACACCTGAAGATCTTACCCGGATTCACTACGACTATTCACAAGTTGAGCCGAAGCATCGCGTAAAGGTTTATGAGGTGGAGTACGATCACTCCATTATCGAGGACCTTCAGCAGCGAGTGAATAACGCTCGGGAATATATTAACCAATTAATCCATACGATATGAAAGCGGTTTACACTTATTCAGTAGAGAAGGTAGCACCCGTTGCACCAGAGGGCAAGGTCGAGTACAGTCGGCCAATGCAATGGTACGAGTTCAGGAAGGTAAATCCCTTCGACGTACTCAAGGTTTGTTGCGAGCATTTCGGAGTTACGGTCCAGGATGCGCAATCAGCCAATCGTAAGCAACCCAAAGTTATGGCGAGGATGTACTACGGTTATCTGCTCAAAGAAGATGCAGGGATCACCTATTACACGATAGGAGGGTTTATCAATCGCGATCACTCCAGCGTTGTTCATTACGTTCGTACCATCAACAATCAGATGCCATTCGATGAGCGGATTGAAAACACGTTAGATATCCTTCGGCAAAAATTATTCGACTTTTATCGGAGGTATTAATATTTTTTTTATATTTGAATGAAGATTGGACACCTTCCGTACAGATTTAGTTTTAGTTTCTATGATCACCCCTGCGTTTTGTCCAATCGACGCGGGGGTTTTTATTTGTACATTATGATTATTAGATCACACCTTACTGAAAGATTCACAAACGTACCAAACGACATTATTCAGAATACGAAGAACCCGGTACGACTTGCCATTCACATCTATTTGCTTAGTATGCCATTAGATTGGGTGGTTCACAAGAAGCAGCTATACAATCATTTTGACGCTGGAAGAAAGCGAATCGATGATGCCTTTAATGAACTTGAGGAAGATGGTTACATCGTAAGAGTTCAAAAGGTAAACGATAAAGGACAATTTAATGGAGTGCAGTATATTGTTTATGACTTTTCCGTAAAAGAAGATCCGAATTACGTAATTCCGAATGGCGCAAAACCGATTGACGGAAAACCGACAGACGGTAAAACGGCAACTACAAATAACTATACTATACAAAACACTAATAGTACAAAAGAAGAAATAGACAAAGCCTCGCAGAATTTTGGAAAGAGGTACGTAATGGAGAACCAGGAGTTGCTTATTCAACAAGCTGAAGATAAGTACCCGAATAAAGACGGTTCAAAGGCGATGGAGGACTTTGTTTATTACATTAGCAACACAAAAGGTATTAGATGGAAGGATTACAGATTAGCCTTTTTTAAGTGGATCAGAGAAGATAAATTTAACAAGTACAACAAAACACAATCAACTAAACAACCATATAACAACATCAACTTATGAACGACAAGACCATCGAAGAAGGCGTACTGGGCAGATTCATCATCTGGAATAACCTTTACTTCCAATATTCCTCAATGATTCGAGAAACCAGTTTTTACTTCGAGCCACATCGCAAGATATGGAGAGCAATGCAACGATTATCCAACAAAGCTACAATCGACGTATTCGCACTCGATCACGAACTGAAGGGAGAAACACCACCAGAAGAAGGTTGGTCCGTAATGTTACTTACCCTTCAGGAAAAGGTAGCTAATGAGCGCATCGAGTATTACGTTACTCAACTGTTGGAGATGGAAATGAAGCGCAACATTGAGATGTTAGCACTCAAGATAAAGACCATCAATCTAACAGACCCAATAGATACCGTACTTAAAAAAGTAGGAGAATACTACCAGGAGGCAGTCCAGATAGACGGCAACCGAATCGAAGATACGACTACCCAGATAAAGACCTTCATCGATCAACTGCAAGAATCGGACACGAGCCGCATTAGGTCCAGCATTGAGATGATGACCAAGTTTACTGGAGGTTATCAACCCGGACAGTTAATTATCTTCGCAGCACGGCCAGCAATGGGTAAGACGGCTGCAATGATTGGAGAAGTAATGCAAGCCTGCTACGATGGAAAGTCCGTTCACGTAGTAAGTGCAGAAATGACTGCATCGGAGTTAATAGGCCGAATGATTATTCAACTTACCAAGATAGATTCCGAGCAGATGCGAAGAAAGAGATTGAGCCAAGAGGAGTGGATTAAGATCAACAAAGCAGCTGCACTAATCGAGAAATGGAACTTAACCATAGATGAATCGGTAACGCTTCCGCAGATTCAGAACCGTATCCAGGTGGAAGCAGGAAAGCGCAAGATAGACTTAATAGCGGTAGACTACATTCAAAGGATATCCGGTACAAAGGATATGCGAGAGCAGGAGATTAACGAGATCGCAACTGCGATGAAAAACCTTGCTAAGCAACACAAGTGCACCGTAATCGCATTGAGCCAATTAAACCGAAAGGTAGAGGAGCGAGGAAATAAGCAACCGATGTTATCAGACCTTCGCGAATCGGGAAGTATTGAGCAGGAGGCTGATATGGTTTGCTTCCTTCACCGACCAGAGTATTACGGACTAATGGAGTTCGACGATGGCTCGAATACCGAAGGGAAAGGTGAATGGATAATAGCTAAGAACAGAGCAGGAAGTACCGGCAAGATGAAGGTAAGTTGGATTCCCGAGTTGATTAGGTATGCCGACGACGTTATCCAAGAACAAAAAAATTCAGCACCTTTTTAGTTTATATTAAAATAAAGTGTATATTTGTTTTCGAATCAACACTTACTACAATGAATTACAATTATTTTCAAGAGGTTATCGAGTCCGAGTTGGAGCGCGTAACCAATCACATCGTAAACCACTACCAGCAGGATGAAACCTACATTCGGGCCAACATCGACGGGAAGTTAGTTCTGGAAACCCGAGCCAAGTGGAAATGGAGAAAGGACCACGATATCGGAATGGTCGAGGTAGAGATTAAAAGCTGCACCACCCGGATTAACATCGGTGATCAATACTTCGACATTGACACTACCAGCGAATTGTACTATTCAATAATGAATGAAGAAATCGAGTTATGAGAGTTGCAGATATAGAAATTAGCTTAGACCAATGGAGAGCCGCGATTGATATCTTCGGCCACAAGGACTACATTCAGATATTCCTCAACAACTTAGAGGAGAACTTCAGCTACGCATTCGATACGTATCAAGATGGCGAATCAGACCACGAACGTTTGGAGGTGGATATAAAGTACCGAGATGAGGTGATGTACTTTGTGGAGGTATCTTACAAAGTTTTCCAAGACGATCGCAATAACCACCGAACAAAGGAGATTCACTTAGATAGCAGCTACCACTACGTGTACATCGAGAACGATAACACCGGGTTAGTTTACAAGGTAGATATCAGCGACGAGGTTCAGGACATCTTAGATATCGCATCAGACCGTTATATGAAGAACGGCTCACCATACGATGATAGCTTTGAATATATTCACGGCGGGTTATGAGAAAGATAGAGATAAAGTGCTCAATCGAGGGCGGCCAGGTTCGCAAGAATAGGCCGCTACTCGAGGCAGCATTAAGACAACACGAAGGCCGAGAGGTAAGCATCACCATCGAGAGGTGGCGTAAGAAGCGATCTAATGAACAGAATGCTTATTGGTGGGGAGTTATAGTACCAATCTTTCAAGACTGCTTTAGAGAGGCTGGAATGGCGCGAAACAAAGAACAAACACATCAGCTAATCACCGACCTAATTATCCAAAAGTATGGCGATTCGGTAATCTTACAAGAGAGCGTTCTGGAGGGTGAGGTATTCCAGGAGAAGCGGGGAACGTCGGACTTGAGCACTTCCGAATTTATGGAGTTAGTCAATGAAGCGCAGATGTTTGCATCGGAGGTATTTAATATCGCGATTCCCGATCCAAACCAAGTGGAAAGTATAGAGTAAAACATTCAATACCAAAGAGTGATGGAACTACCCACCATTAAACCCTAAAATAGTGGTTAGTGCACTTTTTGCACATCATCAGATTATATGCATAAGCAACAGAAAAAGCATCAGGAGCCAAAATTATATCTAAAAGCAACGAAAAAACAACTAATAATTTAACCCTTTAATTAAACACAATGATCAACAAGAGCATTATTTTAGGTCGCATCGGCCAAGAACCAAGAACCACCGAGCGCAACGGTGAAATCACAATGGCAACGTTCTCACTTGCCACCACCCGAAACTACAAAGACAAAGAGGGCAATTGGAAAGAGGACACCCAATGGCACAACATCACCACCTTCGGATACGCTGCTAAGAAAGCATCAGGATTCGCGAAGGGCGATATGGTGTATATTGAAGGCGAGTTGAGTTACTCCGAGAAAGACGGTACCAAGTACACCAACATCATCGCGCGGGATGTTAAGCGAGTGGTCCAGAGTCAGGCGAAGGTAGCTGCACACGCTCAAGAAGATATCGACGATTCATTCCCTTTTTAATTAGAACAGACTAAAAACAGAAACACCTACATTAGATGAAGTATAAAGAGAGGCCGGTAGTAGTTTATTTTGAGAGCGTGAATAACATTAAGGTTTACAAGACCGTGAAGAGCGCGATGGCGGAAACGAGCGAATACAACTACCAACAGTTGGCCAAGCGATTGAGAGAAACAAAGATAGTACCAGTCGATAACGGATTCCTCAAGATGGTAGAAGTGTTATGAGGCACGGGAGCTTATTTTCAGGAATCGGAGGGTTCGACCTTGCAGCAGAATGGATGGGGTGGGAAAACATATTCCATTGCGAGTGGAATCCATTCGGGCGAAGAGTTTTACACCATTATTGGCCAAAAGCAATAAGTTATGAAGATGTTACAAATATCGATTTTAGATGCCATAGAGGAAGCATCGATATCCTCACGGGAGGATTCCCTTGCCAACCCTACTCAAGCGCAGGAAAGCGAAAGGGAAAAGAAGACGAACGCCATTTATGGCCAGAAATGCTTAGAGCAATTCGAGAAATTAAACCCCAATGGGTTGTGGGCGAAAACGTTCGCGGCCTTGTTAATTGGAATGGAGGGTTGGTATTCGACGAGGTGCAACTTGAGTTGGAAGCTGAAGGGTACGAAGTCCAACCGTTTCTACTTCCAGCTGCAGGCCTCAACGCGCCGCACAGAAGAGATAGAATCTGGTTTGTTGCTCACTCCAACGGCAGTAATGACCGACGAGAGTCCGGAGAAGATGAGAGCAAGAGCAGAGAAGAACGGGTACAAGAACGGCACGAAGTACGGCAGTCTATTGAGCCAAGTCAAGTACGGGATGCTTCCAACTCCACAGGCAATAGACGGAAATGGAAAGGGCAGACCATTAAGACCGAAACCAGGAAGGAAGGACTACGAGAAGATGGGCAATTGGAGAGGCGACTTGAAAGACTTTGCGACGCAGGGAATGCTACCAACCCCAACGGCATTCGACTACAACAGCGCGAGAACTCCGCAGAAATGGGAGGAGGACAAAGCGAAGTACAAAGAGAAGGGAATCAACCTACAAATGCCATTAAAACAAATGGCGAGATTGCAAATGCTACCAACTCCGACAGCAACGGACTGCAAAGGAGCGTATCCTCCAACAAGTATAAACAACAACGAGGCCAGGAAGCATATGCTACGAAACGTGTACCAACATATAGAAACACCTTACCATTCCAAGAATTCCCAACTAAACCCCCTCTTTGTGGAGGAGATGATGGGCTTCCCAGAGAACTGGACAGCATTACCTTTTCTAAGTGGAGAAACGAATCCATCAAGGCCTACGGAAACGCAATAGTACCACAAGTAGCGTTACAGATATTCAAAGCAATAAGCCAATATGAAACCAAAGAAGTGTAAGATCTGCAAGAACACCTTCACTCCGAAGTACACCACGACGCAAATGGTATGCAGTCCAATCTGCGCGATGGCGTACACTAAGCAACAAGAGAAGAAGCGGTGGAATAAGGAGAAGAAGGAACGCAGAGATGCACTCAAGACGCAGTCCGATTGGCTGAGGGAGGTCCAGACGCAATTCAACCGTTACATCAGGCTACGCGATAAGAATAAGCCTTGCATCAGTTGTGGCAAGCCATTAGTAGGCAAATACGATGCAGGGCATTATTATTCAGTAGGTAGCACTCCAGAGTTAAGATTCGATGCGGATAACGTACACGGCCAATGCGTAGCGTGCAATCAGCACCTGCACGGCAATTTAATCGAGTACACGGAGCGTTTACCACTTCGCATAGGGGATAAGAGGTTTGAGCAGTTAAAGTCCAGGAGAGGCAAAATAAAGAAGTATTCCATCGAGGAACTTAAGGAGATGAAGGCCAAGTACCGAAGGCTGGGCAACGCAATGCAAAAAAAGTCCGATATTTGACTGATATATTAAAACAATTCACTAAATTTAGATTATGAAATACGAAGAACAAGACGATCACACCGAGAAGTTGGTACGCATATTCCTTGCATTCCTTAGCATGTTTGGGGTGGGTTTATTCCTATTGATATGGGTGGTAACCGATAACGGAGTTGGGTTTTTAACGGCCACTTTACTTACTTTAGCGCAAATCTGCGCAATCGTGGTAGCAGTAATCGCAGGGTTGGGTTTATACTACAACCTAAAAAACAACGGAGATGCCAATTCCTAAACCCGGACCAGAGGAAACCGAGCGCGAGTTCATCAGCAGATGCTACTCCGAACCATTGATGGAGGAGGAATATCCAATCGGAAGCCAACGCTTAGCGGTTTGTTACGCTCAATGGAAAGGAATCACGGAAAAGGAAGAACCCTACGCAGACTACCCTAAAAGCGCATCAGACGAAGCGAAGAAGGCCATCAGGCATCGGGAGGAGAACGGAAGCAACTGCGGTACTCCAGTTGGATGGGCACGAGCACGGCAGTTGGCAAACCGTGAGCCATTATCAGTCCGAACCATTAAGAGGACCTATTCCTTCTTGAGCAGAGCATCGGTTTACGATACGGGAAGCCTTACCGACGAAGATGGTAAAGAGGTATGCGGTTCGGTAATGTACGCAGCTTGGGGAGGCGATCCAATGCTAAGATGGTGCGAACGTAAATTGGGAAGCATCGATGAATGACCAAATAATCCAAAGCATCAAAGACCAATTCCAGGAGCGCAGCGATAGAGGCCAAAGGAAGTACGGTACTACAATGGACCGAAACGACTTAACCGTAAAAGAATGGCTGCAACACGCTCAAGAAGAAGCGATGGACTTTGTTGTGTACCTTGAGAAATTAAAGCAGTTGTTATGAAGGTAACCGGCCGCAACTTAACCATCGCAGACGAGAAGTGCATTTACAGATGGAAGGACTTTACACTCACCTTAACTATAGGCAAAGATGGAGATGTTTACATCAGGATAAGGAATGCAGAGCACGACTTCGATAAGGAGGCCGAACTACAAGCACTAAAAGACATAAGAGATAGTTATGAAGATTGACAAAGTAAACATCAGCACGGTAAAGGCCAACCCGAACAACCCTCGAGTAATCAAGGATGACAAGTTCAGAAAGTTGGTACAGAGCATAAAGGACTTTCCCGAGATGCTGGAGATACGGCCAATCGTGGTGAATCAGGATATGATCGTACTGGGAGGTAATATGCGATTGAAGGCTTGCAAAGAGGCTGGATTGAAAGAAGTACCAATCATTTACGCGGACAACTTAACCGAAGAACAACAACGCGAGTTCATCATAAAGGACAACGTTTCAGGTGGAGAGTGGGATTGGGAGTTATTAGCGAGTGAATGGGATACGCAGTTACTGGATGAGTGGGGGTTGGATTTACCCGAAACCGAAACGATTGAAGTGTTGGAGGCTGAAGAAGATAACTACGAGATTCCAGACGAGATAACCACCGACATCGTATTAGGCGATTTATTCGAGATAGGAGAGCACCGACTACTTTGTGGAGATAGCACCGATAGCGACCAAGTAGAGAAGCTGATGAATGGCGAGAATGCCAATATGGTATTTACCGATCCACCGTATGGGATATCTCACAGCGGCAAAGGGATAAAAGGAAGTGCAAATGAAAATGATTTTGGAGAGATATTAGGAGATAATGATGTAACAGTTGCAATAGATTCTTTTTCATTGTGCCAGTCTTTATTTGCAGACGCAACAATGATTTTTTGGGGTGCAAATTATTATTCATCTTGTTTACCTAATGGATTTGGATGGTTAATTTGGGATAAAGAAAGAGAGGGAGATACATTCAGCGGTGCTGAAATTGCATTTGTAAACAAAGGGGTAAAGGTTGATGTGTTTCGCCATCAATGGCACGGAATGATAAAAGCAAGCGAGCATAGCGAAAAAAGGGTTCACCCAACCCAAAAACCAGTTGCATTGGTTGAATGGTGTTTTAATAATTATAACGCTGGCAATTTAGTTCTTGATTTATTTCTCGGTTCAGGCTCAACAATGGTAGCAGCTCATCAACTTAAGCGCAAATGCTACGGCATGGAACTTGATCCTAAGTATTGTGAAGTAATAGTACAAAGGATGCACAAATTAGACCCATCTTTGCAAATTAAGCGAAACGGACAACCTTACCAACCTAAGCAATAATGGCCTACGACACAAAAGAACTTGAGAAGAAAGCGATTGAGGCAATAGCTAAGCACAGACTATTCTTCATCAGCGACGTAGCACCGATGATAGGTATCAGCGAGAAAACCTTTTATAACCATCAGTTACACGAATTACAGACTATAAAAGAAGCACTCACCAAGAACCGAATCGAGGTAAAGAGTTCACTCCGATCCAAGTGGTATCAGAGCGAGAACCCAACGCTACAACTTGCATTGATGAAGCTAATATCCACAGACGAGGAACTTAAGAAGTTAGCGATGCAATACACCGAAAGCAAGAACACCCACGATATGAAACTGCACACCTTGAGCGACGACCAGGTGCAGGAGATTCTGGACAAGCGATATGCTGAAGAATCCTAAATACTACAACTACTACAATTTCTACCGTGAGGCCTTTAAGATATTAGAGCCGCAAACACCATACTTGGATAATTGGCACATCAAGTACCTTTGCGAGGTAATGGAAACCGAAACGCTAAGGATATGGAAGGGAATACCAGCGCACAGTGATATCATCATAAACGTACCATTCAGGTCCAGTAAGAGCCTACTTACCACGATCATCTACCCGGTATGGAGTTGGGTAATCAACCCCTATATGAGTTTCATCACGGCCAGCTTCAGCAATCAGCTAAGCACCGAACACGCGAGAAAGTCCAGGCAGTTGATACAGAGCGATTGGTTCATTGAGAACTTCGGCCACTTATTCCAAATCGTAACGGACCAAAACGTAAAGAGCAACTACGAGAACGACAAAGGAGGTAAGCGATTCGCGACAAGTGTAACGGGAACGGTAACGGGAATGGGTGCAGACGTAATCATTATGGATGATCCACTCAACCCGAAGATGGCATTCAGCGAAATAGAGCGTAACAACGTAAACCGAGCCTATTCGGAAACCTTTTACTCCAGGACCAAGAACCCGCACACGGCAGTACGTATTATCGTGATGCAGAGGCTACACGAAGACGACCTATCAGGATATCTACTCAACAAGGGAGGTTATCGGCACATCTGCATTCCAGGAGAGGCCACAGAAAGTCTGAAGCCGACGAAATTATCACAGTATTATAAAAATGGCCTATTTTGGCCAGAGCGATTCAATGATAAGATTCTGCACGAGTACCGAGTAAGTTTGGGTAGCGCAGGTTATGCAGGGCAGATACTTCAGCAACCCGCACCACCAGAGGGCAATATCTTCAAAGCGAAATGGTTTGACATCGCAAACGAGGTACCAGAGGGGTTGGTATGGAACTACCGACTTGACACGGCCTACACGAGCAACAAGGCCAACGATCCATCAGCGTTGTTAGCATATGCCACAGACGGGAACTTCTTTTATTTTAGGGAAGTAGAACAAGTATGGCTTGAGTTTCCGCAACTTTGCGAATACATCAAGACCTTCGTAATGCACAACGGCTACACGTCAGCTTCGAGAATATACATTGAGCCAAAGGCCAGCGGTAAGAGCATCGTTCAGCAAATCAAAAGCACGACGGGGTTAAACGTATTAGAGGACAAAGCACCCGATACAGATAAGGTAACAAGAGCAAACGCGGTGAGTGCGATGGTAGAGGCTGGAAGGGTTAAGTTAATCGCTGGAAGTTGGAATAGGAGGTTTTTAGATGAGGTAACCCAATTTCCATACGCAAAGCACGACGATCAAGTGGATGTGATGGTAATGGCGTTACAGAGCAGACAACAAAAGAAAGGATTCGTAATAATATGACATTCAGAGAACGCATAGGTAAGCTATTCGGAAAGCAGTACGAGGCAGACGCAAATAACCGACTTCTAAGGGCACTTTATTCCTATATTGGAATGAACACTCCACTAAGCATAGATGATGCCAGTAGAAGCTACATAACACAAGCCTACAACGTTAATAGCTTGGTTTACTCCATAGTCAGTTGGATATCACAGAAGGCCGCACTCACCAAGTTTGTTGTAAAGGACTTCGAGGGTAACATATTAGCAGACCACCCAATCTACAATCTACTTGACATTCCGAATCAACTTCAGGCGCGAAGCGAATTCTTCCAGCAGTATTACGGATTTAAACTTATAACGGGAAACACCTACATTTACTCACCACGAATTGAAAGCGGAAGGAATATAGGCCAGGCGTTGGAGATGTTTATCATGCCAGCGCACTACACCGAGATCGTAAGCGATGGATGGATGAACCCGGTAAGCGAGTACAAACTCAACATAGGCGACCAGGTTATTCGTTTCCCTTATTCCGACGTACTACACGACAAATTCCCAAACTTCGACTTCGACTACGGAGAAGAGTTATACGGTATGAGTCCACTACGAGCAGCCGCTCGGACAATCAGCAAATCAAACGATGCGCAGATAGCCAGTCAGAAAGCATTCCAAAACAACGGCGCAATCGGTATCATTAGTTCAGATGGCGATCCAATGAGCGAGGCTTATTTTACAGAGGAGCAGGCTCAAGCATTGGCGCGGGGATGGGATAAGAAATACAACGGAGCGGATAACAAAGGCAAGATGGCATTTATTTCTGCTCGGATTAAGTACACCAACTTAGGATTGAGTCCAGTTGATATGGCGATTATCGAGGACCTTAAATTCTCACTACAAGACCTTTGCCGAGTTTACCACGTACCGAGTCAGTTATTTAATGATGATTCCGCGAGTACGTACAACAACATGAGCACGGCACGCAAGGTAGCGTACACGGATGCTATTATTCCATTGGTCCAGGCGTTTGCAGATGAGTTTAACCGTTGGTTAGCACCAAGCTACGGAAACGTTTATATCGAGCCCGACTTCAGCCAAGTACCAGAACTCCAAGCCGATCGCAAAGAGTTAGCAGAGATTTATAAGATAGGCGTTGAGTTAGGCGCGTACACACTAAACGAATTCCGTGAGAAGTTAGGCGATGCAATGCACGAAGGGCATAAGGCAATGGACTACAACTATATGAACGGAGGCAGAATAAATATCGACGATGTGAGCATTGAGGGCGATCCACTTAAACACATCGACATAGACGACTATGAACACAAGCAGAAGTCAGAATCGGGCGAAAGCCAGGATTGAGAGGAAGTACACACGACCAACGTACAACGCACTTCAGCAGGGTATCAGCAGAGCGATTCGGGAGTTAGGGAATGCCACTACGCAGAGCGAGATGGAATCCTTGACTGCACTCATTGAGCAGGAGCAGGTAGAAAAAACCCTTTACAAGGCCTACGAGGACACTTTTAAGACCTTCACAAGGGGAACATACGAAGCAATCGCAAAAGACGCGCAGAAGGCGAAAAAAGAGGTTGAAACGGGCGAAGCATTGGTAGCAGGTGCAATGACTATTCCGCCCGTATCAGACGCGTTATTGGATGACTGGTTGCGAGTAGCGATTCGGTTTGCTGCAACGCAATCGGGATTGAAGGCGAAGATGATGACCGAAACCAGCCGAGAGTTATTCCTACGGGCCATCAGGTTAGCAACGGCAGAAGCGGTGAATGAGGGGTTATCAGTATTCCAAGCGAGGAAGCGAATCCAAAGCTACACCCGCGAATATATGGGTAAGCAGAATCGTTACAGAGCGGTCCGGGTAATGAGGACAGAGGTAGGTATCGCAGCGAATGAGGCCAGCTTGCAAGCAGCCAAAGCGACGGGGTTGCAGATGAAGAAGAAGTGGATCACTTCATTAGATGGAAGGGAAAGAGAATCGCACGGAGCAGTAAACGGAACGGTGGTCTTATTAGACGACTACTTCAACGTGAATGGAACGCAGATGGATAGGCCGCAGATGGTAGGAGCACCAGCATCAGAGGTAATTAATTGCCGATGCACGATGGTTTACATCACACCCAACAATCCAGAGTACAACCAATCTTAACCAATATGAATGACTTCGATAAAGCAGAACTCCAGCGAGGTAAGCGAAGAGCACGCAAAGCGTTTGCCGAGTTTATTCGCAAGGAGTACGGAATCGAGGACCGAGTTACCCTCAACCTAATGCACGTATTAGACCAGCTTGGATGCGTTAAGCGCAAAAGTCCAGAGCGAGTATTAATCAGAAAGCACTACTTTGAAATCCTACGCAAGAATGATGGAAAGGTTCGCGAAACGATGGCGGAGTTATCTTTTAAGTTCGGAGTGAGTTATCAGTTCGTGAGCCAGATAGTTTACGACAAACATCACCCAATCGCCAAAGTAACCGATTTAGAACAAGACAAAGAGAAGAAGAAATAAGTTTGTAGCATGATATACAAGAACACATCTTTACCGGTGGCCGATGTAGATGAGAGCAAAGGTATTGTTACCTTGTATGCTTCAGCATTCGGCAACGTGGATTCAGACGGTGATATTATCGAGAAGGGCGCATTCAGTAAGACCATTCAGGAACGCGGACCACAATCACCTCGACCACGCATTAAGCACTTATTCCAGCACGATAGATACAACCCGATTGGTACACCACTAACGATGGTCCAGGATGAGAACGGACTATTGATAGATAGCAAGGTATCAGATATTCGCGATGGCGACTACATCAAGTTATATCGCGACGGGGTTATTACGGAGCATTCCATCGGGTTTGAGATTATCAAATCAGAGATGGCCGAGAGCAAAGAATACCAACTGATTAAGGAAGTCAAGTTGTGGGAGTATTCCAGCGTAACTTGGGGAGCGAATGAGAACACTCCAGTCGTAGGAATGAAGTCAGAAATGAAAGCAGAGTTCGCCAGCGAGTTGTTAGGGCGGTTATCCAAGCTAAACAACGTACTACGCAATGGCGACTACACAGACGAAACCTTCAAGCTAATAGAGCATGAGGTATCGGATATAGAGAAAGCATTGAAATCACTTGTTAGCGTATCAGAGCCGGAGCAATCCACTCAAGCGACTAACGAGCCGGTGGATTTATTAAGCATATGGAATAACCTTTAATTGATTCAAAAAATGGAATTGAAAGAACAATTAGGCGCGATCAAAAATGAAATCAACGCGCAAATCGAAAAGGCCAACAACGAGGCCACATCTGCTGCGGGAATCGCAGAAGAAACAAAGTCAGCATTAAGCAACCTTGCCGAGAAAGTAAACTCAATGGCCGGTATCAGCCAAGACGACTACGATCGTTTGGTAACCGACGTGAAAAAACTCCGCGAGAACGGTGGCGAGTTCAAAAACTCCAAAGGCCTTGCAGAGCGTTTGATGGAGGATGCTTCCTTTAAAGCATTCCAATCACGCGAAGCTAAGACTACTGCACCTATCAGTATGAAAGCAGCCGGTACAATGACTGGAGCAGCTTCATTGACTAACGGTACTAACGTATCATTCATCGAGCCAACTCGTTTGAGCACCATCACTCCTTTGAAGCGTGAAGCGTTCAACATTCGCTCGTTGTTCAGCGTAGTGCCAATGACTGGAAGCATCTTCGCCTACCCACAAGAAACTGCGGTAGACGGAGCACCAACACCAGTAGGTGAGGGAGTTGTTAAGCCACAAAGCGATAACGACTTCGAGATGAAAGAAGCACCTGCTCGTAAGATTGCACACCACAAGCGCATCAGCGAGGAGTTGTTGAATGATATCCCTGCATTGGCTGGATTCCTTCAAACCTACGGAGTAATCGAGTTGTTGAAAGTAGAAGATACTCAACTTTTGACTGGTAACGGTTCAGGAGCAAACTTGACTGGACTTGCAGCAGGAGCACTTACAGATGCCGACATCGCGGGTACAGTATTCGATGACAAGTATGCATTAGACGGTTCTAACAAGTGGGATGCGATGATCGCTGCACGTGGAGTATTAGCTTCCAACAAGCACAACGCAAACGCTATTGTACTTAACCCAATCGACTACTACGACGCATTGAGTGACAAAGGTAGCAACGGGCAGTATTTGTTTGACCAAATCACTTACGAAGGTGGATCAGCATTCTTCCAAGGCATTCCCGTTTATCAATCAACTTCGGTTGCTGCTGGAACGCTTTACATTGGAGATACTAACGCTGCTCAAATCGCACAACGCGAAGGGGTATCGGTTCGCTTGTTTGACCAAGACCAAGACAACGCTATCTACAACTTGGTAACAGTTGTTGTTGAGGAGCGTTTGGCATTCCCTATCTACTATCCAACTGCTTGGTTCGTAGATACGTTTGCTAACATCAAACTTGCAATCGAGGCTGCATCATAAGCATTGGTTGATTAGTTGTAATCAGGGGGAGGGCTGCGGTCCTCCCTTTTTTTATGCAATTAGAACACCACCAACAGAGCAATTAATACCTTCGTAAGTATGAAAGTAGAAAGCACTTTTTCGAGCATTGGTACAGAGCCAATCACGTTATCGGAAGCCAAAGCACATCTACGGGTAAGCAACACGCAAGAGGATACGATGATAACGCGGATGATAACTTCTGCGAGGGAGTGGGCCGAGCGTTATTGCAACCGTTCGTTCATTGACAAAACCGTTACGCAGTACGTAAGCGAACCAGGAGATACAACCGAGTTCGACTTGATTCACGTACCCGTAGCAACAATCACCAGCGTTAAGAGAATAGATAAGGAAGGCACGGCTACGACATTAACCCTAAACACCAACTATTGGAAAATAGGAAACACAGAGCCGACCATTCGTGTTACTCAAGTCTTCAGCACAGACAATTCATATTCCTACGAGTTTATCTACACTACCAGCGCGAGTTGTCCAGGACCAGTCAAAGAGGCTATCTTGAGCATATTGGCGGAGATGTGGGAGGTAAGGAGCTCGAGTAACGATCAGGGGCGCACGTTGAGTTACTTCAACGCACAGAAGATGCTTAACGCTTATCGTACGAGGATATGGGTGTAGGCAAGATGGAAGATAGGGTAACGTTTCAAACTTCCACGCAGACAAAAGATGCGCTCGGGGGTTATTCCGCTTCATGGACTGGAGATGTGAGCACATGGGCATACGTTCAGCCGATGAAGGGAAGCGAAGCATTGGAGGTAAGTCAGATCGTAAACGGCCAGCCGTATGAGTGCGAAGTGTATTACGACGACGTACCAGGATTGGATATGCACTACCGAGTGGAATATGCAGGGGAGATATACGAGTTGCATAGCTTGGTAAAGGATGAGAGGCGTAATGTATGGACCTTAATAATGTTTATTAAACGTGATTAGGGTTAGCATACCAAATAGCGAATTAAAGGCCTTACAGAGGCGCATAGAGCAGGCATCTGATAAGCAGCAGAAGCAGATATCTAAGGCGGTGAAAGAAACTACCTTAGAGGTCCACAAGACCGTTATCGAGAGCATCAGCAAACCAGGTTCAGGGATAACAAGAAAGTTATACCTACCCAACAGAACGCACACGGCAAGTTCACCCAATAATCCACCAGCAACGGACACGGGTAACTTGAAGCAGAATATCAGATGGGAGAGCAAGGCGGGCGAGATGACTGGAAGAGTAATTAGCGGAGCGCGTTATTCAGCCGCGTTGGAGTTTGGATATCAGGCAAACAACTTGGAGAAGCGACCATTCATGCGGCCAGCATTGGAAAAGCATTTTAGACCATTCATAAATAGAGTAAAACAAGTATTAAAATAAACATCATGGCAAGACAAAGAGGATTCGAGCGTTATCAAGGACAAACGGCAGAGGAAATCGATGTATCGGCAGCGGACTTTAGCACCGATCCAGTAGGTATCTTTTACGTTCGCGCATCAGGAGGTACGGGCGACGTTGCGGTAGTAACGGCAGACGGCACTACGGCTACCTTCAAAGGCGTTGGAGATCCAGAGTACATTCCGGTAGCGGTGAAGAAAGTTCTTACTTCAGGCACGACGTATTCAGGCGACCTATTAGCTATCTATTAATGAGAGAGCCAGCACTCGGCATATTATCTGCATTGGTTCAGTTGTTAGATGGAAATCTTTCTTACGACGGGAGCGATGTACCAGTTTATACTGGAGTACCTAAGAACGCACCTTCCAACTACATCGTACTGGAGGGGTTCAGGTTCATCGAGGACCTTACAAAGGACTACTTCGGAGGTCCAGCGCGTTTGGATATTCGGGTAGTAACCAAGCAGAGGAAGGGCGGAGTAAGTAAGTTACCGATGTATGCGATCAGCCAGCAGGTATTGCAGTTGGTAAAGGATAGCAAGAGCAGAACGTTTGACTTAAACGAGGGGTTGCTTAACCTACATACCTACGTTGAAGATACACGCGAGATAGAGGAATACGGCAACGATGGGGTTATCTTCAGCCAATTAATCAGCTTGAGGGTAATATACCAGGAGAACGGAGATTATTTGTTGTGGGAGGCTGGAAGCAATCTATTATGGGAAACGGGTTCACGAATTAAGATATAAGAAATGGCAGACAAGACAATAACACAATTAGACGCGATCACTGCGGTATCGGAATCACACGAGTTAGCAATCTGGAATGGTACCACGACAAAGAAGATAACGCGCTCAAACTTTATGCGTAATGTAACCATCGCAGCGGGTGGGATATCTGGAGCGGTTGACGTTGATTTAGGCATAGGGCATCACTTTACCTTTACTTTGAATGGTGATGTGGATGTAACTTTGATTAACCCGTTAGACGGGGAGCGTTATGTGTTCATCGTAACCAACGGAGGTAATCACAACGTAAACTCGATCGTGGTAACGGGAGGCGTTGTGTACTTGGAAAACGGGAATTTACCAAACGTTACGAGTAACAAAACGGACATCTTCGAGGCGTTTTGCGTAGGTAGTGATATTTACCTTTATTCAATCAAAAGGTTTGAAACGGTATGAGGATAGACATCAGCAATAGGGTTGGAACTACGGCGAACTCCGAAACATATCGCGAGTATTTAAATTATCGGGAAAGGGTATTGACCGATGGCGGTACGATGTTTAGCAGCCGCACTTGCACACATGGTAAAATTAAAGCACTACAAAGATTATGAGTTTATTCGATGATGCAAGTTTAGTATTGATTCCAGACGGTGCTAAGGATGGCACTTTGTATTCAGTTAAGCCTACCGATGGAACTGGGGATTTCACCTTTACACGAGGCAGCAATTTAGCTGCTACGAGGGTAGATGAGAACGGGTTAATTGAGAAGGGTAGAGAGAATCTTTTGACTTATTCAAATGATTTTAGCAATGCGGCTTGGGTTAAGTTAGGTGCGGGTACTGGAAGTGTGGCAGTACTTACAAGTGGATTTATTGACCCAGATGGAGGTTCTAATGCTTGGCGTTTACAATGTGATTTAAATGGTGGCTCAACAGTAGCTGACCAAAGTTTAATTTATCAAGGAGGCGCAAGCACTGGTGTTTTTGCATTTTCTTACTATGTAAAAAGTAATAATGGAACAAACCAAGATTTCGCTTTTGGTAATAGTGTAGCGGGTTATAAGAACGGGACGGCTACAACTGAATGGCAGAGGTTTGAAACATTTGTGAACTGCTCAACAAATAGCAATACTTTTATTGGCGCAAGAGGAAGTATCAATACTGATGACACCCTTGATATTCTTATTTATGCGGCACAAAAAGAACAAGGCTTGGTAGCAACCGACTACATAGAAACGGGAGCGACTACTGCACAAGCAGGTATCTTAGAGGACTTACCGAGAATAGATTATAGCGGAGG